ACCCTAGTCGCAAAGTTTTTATTACAAGGAGAAGATAAAACGCCATGGAAGAAAAACAAATAACGGAACGCATGTACCAGGGAAACGATCCGGGATTGGATTGGGAGTGTATCGAGATATTTGAACAAGAAGGAACGGAGTGGTACCTATACCGGAACGAGAAGACCAGCGCAGAATGGCAAAACATGAAACTGGCGGCGCAGGGCAAGGTTACGCGGAAGGCTAATTACTGGTTCGGGTGGAACGGTAAGAGGGCAAATAATTCACGGGATTGGATGACGCTGGGCGGGCATCGGGCAGAATTGCAACAAGCGGTGTTGGGTTACCTGAAACAGACTTGATATTTTAATTGAATTGTTACACTATCGCGGGACTATGACCGAAGACAAAAAACAAATCGATTGGGAAAGCGTTGAACTCGAATACAGGGCGGGTATTCGTTCGCTTAAGGCAATCGGTGCGCAGTTCGGGGTTAGTGATGCGGGGATTATCAAGCGTGCCAAGCGCGACGGGTGGGAGCGTGATCTGAAGGCCAGGATTCAGGCAGCCACCGAAGCGAAGCTCGTAGCGTATGAAGAGGAGCAGCGTAGGGCGAAAATTCAAGCCGAAGAGTTAGCCGTCGAACAGGCAGAGGTTAGCGCGAGACGCGAGGTTAGCGAAGTAGAAATCGTAGACGCTAACTCCGATACGCAACTCGACGTGATACTCGAAACACGCAAAGACATTCAGCGAGCCGCGAACCTGGTCGGCAATCTCCTGGGCGAACTGGAAGAGACAACCGGTAACCGCGTGCTGTTTACCGAACTCGGCGAACTGCTCCGGAAACCAGACGAAAAGAACACCGATAAGCTGAACGATATCTACCACAAGGCCATGAGTATGCCCAGCCGGGTTAGTGCCATGAAATCGCTAACCGATGCCCTGAAAACCCTGATCGGGTTGAAGAGACAAGCCTACGGCCTGGCCGACAATGCCAACGGAGAAGCCGACAAACAAACCGAAGCCCCGCAGGTAAGCGACACTGAAGCCGCGCGACGCATCGCCTTCGCGTTCGCCAAAGCCATGAAAAAGGAGCCCGCATGACCGACCGCAACCGCGTACCCACTGTCCCCCACACCCCGCACGGCTTGGACGCCGACGATAACCCCGAAGCATGCGGCAGCACCGATAACGCGATCCACGTCTTCAACATCGCCCGGTTGAGCGGCGAAGATACGACGCTCGATCGCACCTGGGGCGGCCCACTGGCGAAGAAGGTAAGCCTTACCGCTGACGGCCAAGTGGGTATCGCTGGTCCTTGTGTCTACTACGGTTACCTGGTCACAACAGCATTAAGCGCGGCTTCGGTCAATGTCCGGGATGCCGCCAGCGCGGGCACCGGCGATATAGTCGACATCATCGCCGCATCGGCAGCGATCGGGGTTCAGAACCGCTTACCCGCGGGCGTCTATTGCCCAGCCGGCGTCTATGCTGATTTCGGCGGCACCGGTACCGTGACCTTCTTCTACCAGCAATGACCGATCGTTATTTCGATTGGTACAACGGCTCGGACAGCAATAACGGCCTAACGCCGAGCACTCCGAAACAGAGCTACGACGCTTACCGAGCAGCGGGTAACGGAATTGCCGGGGATGTCTTTTACATCAAACGCGGCACACCGCAGGTAGTCTCGACTGCCAATATCGGCGCCAAGGTAGGCGTCAACAACGGGCAGCGCACACGCTACGCGGCCTACGGCGAAGCGCAGGTACCTTACTCGATATGGACCAATCCAACGGCAGCGAGTGATTTTATCCTGAACGTCAGTGGGTTGAGTAATATCGATTTCGAGGATATGTACTTCGACGGCTTGGGAGTTGTTTCATACTCGCTCTACATGCTGGCCAATGGTGCCACCGCGAACAGTAATCACCGGCTATCCCGTTGCTATTTCACCAACATGAAAGTAGGCGGCAGCGGCCTGGTGATCGGCGGCACGGCCACATCCACGGGTGATACTTCAAATTACCTGATCGAAGATTCACATTTCTTCCTGAATCCTACCCACGGCATGCTGATTAATGGCGCCCACGATGTGCTGGTGCGGCGTTCCAAGTTCTACGGCAACGGGTTCAACGCAGCGGCCGGCGGCCATGGGCTATCGGCAAAGGCACGCCGCACGTCTGCCACAAGTGGGTGGAGTTTGACCGCGGGTACCGTATGGCAACGCGCCCTCGCAGCCTACGAAACAGCGGTTTACCAGGTGAATACGAGTTTGTCTCCGTACCGCCGTCTGGCGTTGACCGCGGGCACAGCTACCGCGCCGGCCGCCGGCGAGTTCGGGGTAAGCGGTGGCGTGCTGTACATCAATGTGGGGTCCGCGGCCAACCCCAGCGGTCAGTCAGTAACCTATTCCTGGGGCCGGTGCTACAACGTGATAGTCGAGGACTGCGAATCCTACGAGAATGTCGCCGACCCGCAAGCCCCGTCTACCGAAGGCCACGGCTTCGCGGCGGACGACTTCAGCGACACCATTACCTTCAGGCGCAATTGGTCGCACCACAATGAAGGGGCGGCGTTCTCGATCAACAAGGGCGACGATAACGTTATCGAGTCGAACATAGGGCACGATAACAACCTGCCCGGCTTGGTGCTGGCAACCGGATGGCGGCCAGTAGTCAAGCACAATACTTTCTTTGGTAACAACAAGTCCGGCGAATACAGCAGCGAGATAGCGGTATTCACCTATGCCAAAGACGGCGTGGTATCGAACAACGCCCTGGAAGGTTCTACCGCTCTTGCATTCGGTTTGGACGGCACTTGTTCAGGGTTCAGCGGAACAAAGAACGCAGCGTACGGCTATACAGCGGTTGAGAGTGGTTCGGTTCTCACCGGTACAATTACCAGCAACCCATTGCGTTCCGCCAGCCGCAGACCGCAAGCCGCGGCCCTGCTTGCCGCCGGTACGCCTCTCGGGGGCCGGGACTTCTACGGGCGCCCGTTCCACCCCACCACCCCGAACATAGGAGCGGTAGAAAGTCTGCCAGTGCGAACAGCGAAGTAAACAGGATACCCCAAGCAGCAACCCGGAGCCGCCTCACAAGGGCGGCTTTCTTTTTGTGCTTGATATTTTAATGTTTTCTGAATAGTATCGCGGAAGGTGACATAAGGTAACTCAATGAGTACAGAAGGACGGTAATGGCAATACCACATCTTTCACACGACATAAAGCGAGCATTTGTTAACGCATCAAGTGCCGGCGATAATGAACTGGTCCCGGCTCCAGGATCGGGTATCAAGATCCGCGTTATCAGCCTGGTGGCAGTGGCTGGTGCCACAGCCAACACCATGACCTTGCGTTCCGCAACCACAGCAATATCAGCCGGATTCCCCTTCGCCGCGAACGGCGGCATGGTGCTGAACGACAACAAAAGCGGGTGGTTCCAGACAGCGGCCAATGAAGCCCTAAACGTGAACTTGAGCGGTTCTACGTTGGTAGCTGTATCGATAACTTACGTGCTGACGACGGTATGAAGAAATTTATTAAAGATATGTGGTGTTTATTCTTTCATGTGACGGTCGAGCGTCGAGAAGGCATATGGGACTGCCAAACATGCGGGCGTTGCGTAAATGCACATGAGGATTAATAAATCATGATCCGCAAACTTAAATCAGCCATCTACGGCATGCGCAACGCTATTCAAGACGCCATAGAAGCGAAACAAGCGGTTATGACGGCGAGCACGGCCCTGTTATTCCAGCCCGTAGACTCAAAACCCGGCCTATTCCACCGGGACGCCAAACACCGAGCATTTGTTCGCAAGCTGGTAGCAAACCACAAATCACGCAAATTACACAAGGCCATCCTGGCCGGCAAAGCACCGAGAGGGAGAACAGTATGATTGCACTTTATGCTATGTGGCTGAAGGTCAAAGAACTATACCAGGAGTTCGCTTTGCGCTTGCGGCTTGCCGGACAGTTGCCCTCCCGTTTGTGGAACGGCGATATTTCTCCCGTTGGCCGCCTGTACGCAGTCAAGATCGATAGCGACGGCAACCGGCACGACATCGGGCTAATCAGCACCAAGCTGGTGACCACCGCGGGCGTGGCCTGGCTTGCTGCCTTCATGGCGGGAACAGGAACAGCGACTGCGAAGTATCACGCTTCGGGTACTGGCACCACGGCGGAGAGCGTAAGTGATACCGCATTGGTAACAGACTCGGGCGTGGCCCGGGCCAGTGGCTCGCAAGCAAACAGCACGAACACTTATACCTCAGTCGGTACACAGACCTATAGCAGCACGTTGGCGATTACCGAACACGGACTGTTTACCGCATCCAGTGGCGCGACACTGATAGACCGGTCGGTATTCAGCGCGATCAATGTGGTGTCGGGCGACTCGATCCAGTTTACCTACGTTCTTACCTTCCCCTCCGGTGGCTAGTATGTGGCTATGGTTTAAAGAGTACGTTTACCAGAATTTCATCTCATTGGATCAAGGTATCAATACCCTGCTCGGCGGTTCAGCGGATGAAACGATGAGCAGCCGGTGTTTCAGACTCGATCACATCCCGACGTACCGGATCCTTGAAAGCATAGTGAACGTGGTTTTCTACCCATTCCAGGGTCCGGACCATTGCAAGCACGCCTACGAGAAAGAGGTACTGGGCCGCCAGCTACCGACCAAGTTTTATGACCTGGCTATCGAGATGAACTTGCAATACGACAAGGACAAGCTCGGACCCAACATCGTGCTGCCGCAATGAGCATATTAAGCGACGAAATAGATGACGATCCGTTAGGCAAGGGTTACGCGGCATTGTTGCCGGGTCAACCTGGGCACGTGGTCGATTTGCTGAACGCCGTTACTGAAACGAAAGTGAAAACTCGCATGATCACCGCCCGGGGAATTCTCTCGGACTACCCCGGCGGCCCGACCGGCGCGGCTACCGTTCTCGATAAGCTGGACACAGCGGCACCGGGCATTCCAGCGTTGAAGTGGGCGTGGGCATTTATCAAAGGCGAAGGGTTGGACATTGGCCACGCGGCAACACAGGGGATGCTGGATACGCTAGCAACGGCAGGCATTATCACGGCAACGGAAGCAACAAACCTAAAGGCACTGGCAATACAGCCAGCCTCTCGCGCCGAAGTTCTCGGGCTTCCCCCGGTCACCGAAGAAATGCCGAGGAATAGATAATGGCAACATTCACACCAACAGTCGGAACGCGCACGAGCCTTGCTTTTAATGGCACGGATTTATCTACGCTGGCATCCGGAACCTATGTCCGGAATACCACAGCTTATCCTTGTAACACGAACGACCCGATGGATGTCATTGTTGAAGTCGACGTGGCAACGACCAATACACCATCCGGCAATAAAAGAGTGGTTGTCTATATATCCGAATCCCTGGACGGAACGAATTTCCGGTCCGGACCTACTAGCGGGACAACTACGACGCGCGCGGTAAATCTCAGAACCCTGGGTATCGTTCCGGTCACTACTGCGTCTACCACCGAGATAGGAACATTTTCAGTATTGTCTGCGCTTGGGTACATACCGTATAGTTTTTACATCATCATATTCAACGACTTGGGTGTCGCTCTGACATCCGGTACTGTCTATACCTCGGAGATCGCCGGCGTAGCGGCGTAAACCATGGCAGCGATAGTACTGCCAAAAAAGAGGGTTGCACAGCCGCTTAGAAGTACAGGATTAGACCTATCCTTCCCCGCGCTCAGCGGTGTATCCGCGTCGATAATCACGTTCGGCAATGCTGAAGGCTGGCTGAACAACGCGGCAATACCACATCTCGGATCCACGATTGGATACCCCACCCTAAACGGTACGCTTGCATCCGGAACTACCGATGCAGGAAACGCCCTTGTATTTGACGGCACCAGCACGTACGTAGACTACGGCACCGCCAACATCCCCACTGTGGAATTTACCTTGCTATGGGGCGGCGTGTTTGATGCCAATGATAGCCCGCGCGGGTTCATTGATTGCACGAACAACGGCGTGTCCGGATGGAATATCTACCAGGGCGGCGGGAGTACGATGTACTTCAATAACTCATCGTATCCCGCGGGCAACCCTTCGACCGGCTGGGTAGCGGGTCAGTTCTTCCACGGAGCACTGCGCAATAAGGGCGGGGTGTCGTGTGATTGGTTCCGTGACGGCGCCAAGATATATACAGGGACTGGGGTAAGCCCAACGGCGCCAACACTGCCCCTATGGATCGGGCGGCTGAAAGTCGGCGGGCTGCCTTATCTGAAAGCCCGTTTCAGCTATTTGTACCTTCTGGACAAGTATCTGGACGACGAGTTGATAGCGCGTATTGCGATAAACCCATACGTAATCTTTGCACCACAAAGATACGTCTTTGCCTTCGGTGATGGGGCGACGGGGCCAACGAATTACACGCAATCAGTAGGCGGCATTCTCACCCCTTCGGGAAGCCTTGCCAAACAAACAGCAAAAATATTCCTGGGTTCGGCAACGGCGGCCGGTTCACTCTTCAAGCAGACCGCGAAGAACTATTCCGGATCCACAACCCCAGCCGGGGCTATCACGAAGCAAGCCGGCAAGGCGCTCGCAGGTAGCAGCACGGCGACCGGTGCAATAGCCAAGCAAACCAGTAAACCCCTGGCCGGGTCCAGCACAGCAGCGGGCGCACTCAACAAGCAGACTACAAAATCATTCGCGGGAAGCAGCACGCCAACCGGTGCCGCCAGCACCATGATTCTATTCACGGCCGCGATAGCTGGATCGATTACGGTAGCCGGTGCCCTGTCTCGTATGACGCTGAAAGCCTTGACCGGATCGAGCACTTTAACCGGCGCCATAAGCAAGATGACATCAAAAGGGTTGAGCGCGTCCATAACGCTCGACGGGGCCCTGAACCGCTTGACCAAAAAGGCGTTCGCCGGATCGGTAACGGCGGTCGGTGATCTGTTCGAAACTTACCAGGTACTTAAATCACTGGCCGGCAGCATCAAGCCTACCGGCGCCGTCACCGCGCTGTATATCGCGTTCGTGGCCGGGGTACTGAAACTATTAACGATGATGGGGGTAGGGCAATGATGTGCGAAATGATCAATTTAATCTTTTTCGCGGTAGGTGCATTTACAGGCATGGCGTTGACGTGGGCAATTTTCCACTATACAGATCAACGATATTAACAACTTGATATTTTAATGGTTTGTAACTAATATCGACGGATGTTACAAGATATACTAGAACGTTTCACTACCATGTCCACTTCCGAAAAAAGGGAAGTGAATAAGGTAGCAGCGCAAGTTACAGCGGGCATGGTGTGGGTACCCAACCCCGGACCGCAAACCGAAGCCTATTTCTCTGAAGCCGATGAACTGTTCTACGGCGGCCAGGCGGGCGGCGGGAAGACAGACCTTGAATTGGGGCTCGCGCTGACAGCACATAAACGCTCACTGGTGTTGCGGCGTACGAACAAGGAAGTGCTGGGCCTGGTGGAACGCATGAGCGGGATACTCGGCTCGCGGGACGGGTTCAATAGCCAGTCAGGAATGTGGCGCCGGCCCGATGACCGGGTTATCGATCTCGGCGGCGTTCAGCTTGAAGAAGACAAGCAGAAATACAAGGGAATACCTCATGACCTTATTTGCTTTGATGAAGTCTCCGACTTCACTGAATCCCAATACACCTTCATATTGGCCTGGAACCGCTCCGCTATTCCCGGTCAGCGATGCCGGGTGGTTGCCGCCGGTAACCCGCCTACCCGTCCCGAAGGGTTGTGGGTACTACGCCGCTGGGCCGCATGGCTCGACCCTACCCACCATAATCCCGCGCAAGCCGGAGAACTCCGTTGGTACACATCCGACACCGAAGGGCGGGAAGTAGAGGTAGACGGTCGCGGACCGCATGAGATAGACGGGCAACAGGTATACGCAAGGTCGCGGACATTTATTCCGGCGACCCTGCAGGATAACCCCGACTTGATGGCGACGGACTATCAAGCAAGTTTAGACAGTTTGAGTGGCGCGGAGCGCGCGGCGTACCGGGATGGCAACTTCGGGGCGGCATTGCAGGACGATGCGATGCAAACGATCCCGACGGCCTGGATACGGGAAGCACAAGCAAGATGGACGAGTACCCCGCCGGTCGGCATACCGATGTGCGCGATGGGCGTGGACATAGCTCAAGGCGGCAAAGACAACATGGTGATAGCCATCCGGCATGACGGATGGTACGCCCCGTTGATCAAGATACCGGGTAAGCAGGTACCGGACGGGTTGACAGCATCGGGACTGATCGTAGCGAAACGCAGGGATAACGCCAAGGTAATAGTAGACCTGGGCGGCGGATGGGGCGGCGATACCGTCATGCACCTGAAAGACAACAGTATCGATGCGGTCGGGTACATGGGCGTAAAGCCTTCATTGCGGCGATCGGTAGATAGGAATCTGTCTTTCTTCAATGTGCGAACAGAAGCGTACTGGCGGTTCCGGGAAGCACTGGATCCGTCACAGCCCCAAGGATCGACCATCGCATTGCCGCAGAGTCCTACGCTGGTAGCCGATTTGTGCGCGCCCACCTACCAGATTATCGGCAGCGCGGTAGGCGGAAAGGTGAAGATCGAGTCGAAAGAGGACGTATGCAAGCGGCTAGGCCGGTCGACGGATGAAGGCGATGCAGTGGTCATGGCCTGGTTCGACGGGATGCAAGGATCAAATGTAAAGGGCGGATGGAAGAACTTCGGCGCCAACCGCACACCGCAAGTAGTAATGAAGAGACACCGAACATAAGGAGGTAAGCCATGGCCGCAATGTTTTCCAAACCCAAAGTACCTACGATTCTCGCCCCGGTAGTTGTCCCCGAAGCGGATACCGACACTCTCGCCAAGGCAAAGAAAAAGGCAATGACGAGCAGCATAGCATCTAGCGGACGGTCCAGCACCGTTCTAGCACCTAGCGACAAGCTCGGAGCCGGCTAACATGGCCCCGGTAATACCGGTCATGGCAGCCATCGGCACCGCTATAGCTGAAGCGGGAGCCGCCGCGGCGTCGGCGGTAGGGTTAAGCGGCGGAGCAGCGGCGGCGGGAACAGCGGCCAGCACAGCATTTACCGGTATAGCAGGAGCCGGTGCCGCAGGAGCCGGTGCCGCAGGAGCAGCGGCGGGCGCCACTGCGGCAGGATTGACTGTAGGGGAGATGGCGGCATTGGGGCTTACTGCAGCAGGAGTCGGCGCCACGATGTTGAGTTCGGCGCCTACGTTCAAGGTTCCCGATATCACGCCAGCGAACACCATGCCGGTACAGGATAGCGACGCCATTATGGAAACGCGCCGTAAGGCCATGGTAGCGCAGCAACAACGGCAAGGCCGGGCGAGCACCATGCTTTCACAAAATAACGACGCCCTGGGGGGTTGATGAGCGCAGAACAACTAATCAAGCAGGGCGGGCAGTTATTCGAGAAGCGCAGCGAACTATTGTCCCTATGGCAACGGATCGCGGAGAACTTCTACCCCGAACGGGCAGACTTCACCGTAACCCGCAATTTAGGGTTTGAGTTTGGGGATTGGCTGAGTACCAGTTACCCGCTGATTGCTCGCCGGGATTTGGGTAATGCGTTCGGCACGATGCTGCGGCCCACGTCAAAAAACTGGTTTCATATCCGCACCAAAGACCGATGGGAAGAACTCGGCACCGAAGCACGCACCTGGCTGGAAATGGCGGAGAACCGCCAACGCCGTGCGATGTATGCGAGCGGTACCCAGTTCTCCCGCGCCACCAAGGAAGGCGACCACGACTTCGCGGCCTTCGGTCAGACGGTTATTCAGACTTCGCTTAATTCACACGGCAACGGCCTCTTGTACCGGTGCTGGCACCTGCGCGACGTAGCCTGGATGGAAGACGAGAACGGCAATATAGGAACCGTGTACCGCAAATGGAAACCCACGGTAGCCGACCTCATGCGGTTGTTCCCCCGCACTGTTCACGAGAACGTAGCGAAGAAGATGGACAAGGAACCGTACAGCGAAATCGAGGTATGGCACTGCATGATCCCGACCGATGGCTACCACTCGGACGGCAAGAAATTCAATACGCCCTTCATCTCGATTTATCTTGATGTCACGAACAAGCACAAGATGGAAGAGGTAGGAGCGTTCAATACCGGATACGTCATACCCCGCTGGCAGACGGTCAGCGGTTCGCAGTACGCATACTCCCCTGCTACCGTGGTCGCCATGGCCGACGCGCGCTTGATCCAGGCAATGACAGGGGTATTACTGGAAGCCGGGGAAAAGGCTGTCAGCCCGCCCATGGTGGCGGTACAAGGGGCATTGCGTTCGGACCTGAACATACTTGCCGGCGGCGTTACCTGGGTCGATATGGAGTACGACGAACGACTCGGTGAAGTGCTGCGGCCGCTGACTCAGGACAAGTCCGGCATACCGTTGGGGCTTGAGATGTCGCAGGACACCCGGCAAATGATTGCCGAAGCCTTCTACCTGAATAAGATCGCCTTGCCGGCCCCGGACAACAGCATGACAGCCTACGAGGTAGGGCAGCGAGTACAGGAATATATCCGCCAGGCCATGCCGCTATTCGAACCGATGGAGCCGCAATATAACGGCCCGCTGTGCGAAAACACGTTCGATCTCATGTTCCGGGCCGGGGTATTCGGTTCACCCTTTGACATGCCCGAAGAACTGCGCGGCGCCGATATTCAGTTCACTTTCGAATCACCGTTGCATGATGCGGTAGAGCGCGAGAAAGGACAGCGGTTACTGGAAGCTGTATCGCTGATATCCCAAGCAGCACCCTTGGATAAGACCGCGGTTTACCTGCTCGATACCAAAACGGCACTACGCGACACCATGCAAGGTACCGGAGTGCCGAACAAGTGGATCCGGCCGGAAGCCGTTGTCGAACAACTCGGGCAGCAAGCGCAACAGCAACAACAAACCGCTGAACTCCTGGCGCAAATGCAAGCCGGGGCCGGCGTGGCGAAGACCTTATCCGAAGCCAACACGCCGACCGGCGGCGGGCAACCCGGGTTAGGGTTGGGGGTAGCCGCACCATGAGCGCGAAGAAGGTACAGCAGAAAGACGTATTCCTACCCGTAGAGTACGACTTGCCAGCGGTGGCCGCCCTGCAAGCCGTCATGGCCGGGACCGCGACACCGGACCAGCAGCAGCGGGCAATGACCTGGATTATCTACAAGGCATGCGGCACCTACGATCTCGACTACCGCACCGAACCCCGCGACCACGCATTCGCCAGCGGACGGCGGTTCGTCGGGTTGCAGATCGTTAAATTGATGAAGCTGAACAAGGCGATTCTGAAGGAGAAGGAATGACCACGATAGCATGGGATGGGAAGACGCTGGCCGGGGATAAGCAGACCACCATGGGTGATACGCCGGTACTGACAACAAAAGTATTTAGCCTGGGAGGGGTACTCATAGGTGCGTGCGGGAATACATGTGATTGTCAGGCATTCGTGAAATGGGCAAAGGAGGGTTCCGACGATCGTCCGGATTTTACCGACTTTACAGGAATGGTAATTCATCCTGACGGAACAATAAATTTATACGACGAAGAGCCAAACATAACAACTTTTTCACGTGATAAGTGGGCTATCGGATCCGGGGCGAGATTTGCGCTAGGAGCGATGGCCCACGGGGCTACCGCAGCGGAAGCGGTAGAGATAGCTTCCCAACTCGATGTATACACCGGCCTAGGAATCGATACAGTAAGTTTTTCATAACAAGGAGTTAACCAATGGTAGACACAGTAGAAGAGGTAGCAACCGAAGACACAACCACGACGGCCGATACCACGACCACCGAGAATACGGCGGCGGGTACGGTAATTACCGATACCACAAAAAGCGTACCAGAACCCAAACCCGAAGCCCTGGACTGGGCTTCGATCCGTACCAAGGTGGCCGGTAGCGACGAGAAGTTGCTAAAGCAACTGTCACGTTACGGAACACTGGACGAAGCGGTTAAAGCCGGCATAGAAGCACAGAAAAAGCTCGCCGCTACCCGTTCCGTGGCCAAGCCCGGCCCTGATTCCACGCCCGAAGAACTGGCGGCTTACCGGGCAGCGAACGGCATACCGGAATCCCCGGACAAATACGAAGTCGCCCTACCCAACGGCATTGTAGTCGGGGACGACGACAAGCCGTTCCTGGATGCCTTCCTGAATACTGCGCACGGGCTGAACCTCACCCCTGAACAGGTAAACAGCCTAGCGGCGACACAATTGGAACTGAAGGAAAAAGAAGTCCAGGCTCGCGCCCTGCGGGATCTCGAAAGCAAAGAGAAAGCAGCGGAAGAATTGCGCAGCCCGGATGTATGGGGCTCGGAAGTCAAGCTGAATGTGAACCTGATCACTGGCTGGCTGGACAGCGCACCGGAAGGCGTCAAAGAACAATTGCTGGGCGCACGGTTGGCCGACGGCACGCCTTTGGGCAATCACGTACCCACGCTCAAATGGATGGCGTCACAGGCACGTGAGATCAATCCTATGGCTACGGTAGTACCCGGTTCCGGCAGCAATGCGCAGCAAGCCCTGGAAGGCGAACTGGATAATATCAAGAAATTGATGGCCGATCACAAGAGCGATTACTGGAAGGGGCCAAAAGCCGCGAAGATGCAAGCCCGGTTCCGCGAACTGGTGGAAGTGCAACAGCGAATCGCAAATAAGTAACGGGATAAATAACTGCCCTTCGGGGCAGTTTTTACTTGATATTTTAAAACTCGTAAGGTAACTTATACAGTAATACCATTTGTAGGCACCACAGAAGGTAAGAACCGACCCCGAAAGGGACACCCGGATACGACCGGAAAGGACACCCCGAAAAATCGGTAATGAAGAAGTTTTCATTAATCTATTTTAGGGAGTCCAATCATGGCTCAATCCGCCGCACAAATACAATACCGCCAGGAATTCATCGCTGGCTTCGAACAACGCCAAACCCTGCTCCGCGATACCGTCACCACAGAAGCGGTAATCAAGGGCAATCAAGCTACTTTCCTTGTTGCCGACACCGGCGGCGCAATCGCCGTTACCCGCGGTCTTAATGGTCTGATTCCTGCCCGCGCGAACAACAACACCCAGTTGACCGCCACGTTGACGGAATGGCACGACCTGGTACGCAATACCAATTTCAACATCTTCCAGTCGCAAGGCGACCAGCGCGCGATCATGCAGCAAGGCACGATGGCGGTTATTAACCGCAAGATCGACCAGGACATCATTGGCGAATTGAGCACCGCCACGCAGGATACCGGCGCCGCAGCTACCGCTAGCCTGACCCTGGCGAATTACGGGCTGACCGTGTTGTTGAACAACAACGTTCAACTGGATAACAACATTTTCGGCCTGATCACCCCGGCTTTCCGTGCGTACCTGTTGTCCGCTTCGGTCCAGTTCGCAAGCCGCGACTACATCTCCGACGAGAAATTCCGCAGCATGCCGAATACCTTCTCCTGGCTCGGCGTTAACTGGATCGTTCACGCCAGCCTTCCCGGTGTAGGCACCAACGCGGAGAAATGCTTCATGTACCACCGTAGCGCGATCGGCCACGCCGTCGACGCATCCGGTATCGATGCCGAGATCGGCTACGACGGCGAACAGGCTTACTCGTGGGCCCGGGCTAGCGGGCATATGGGATCGAAGCTCTTGCAAAACAGCGGCGTAGTGGTAATCAACCACGACGGTTCCGGCTTCGCACCGCAGTAATCCGAGAGGCGCCCTTAACCGGGCGCTCGGTCAACCCATTCTGTAAGGAGTAACAACATGGCATACGATTCTTCGAAACTGAACTTGATTTCCCTTGCCCCTCTCGCGGTTGGTTCGCGCTTGTGGAACCACGAATCCGCCGACGCCGGTGCAACCGTTGACACGACGGGCTTCATTACGGACGGCGGAAACCGGGGCATGAAAGTAGGCGATATCCTCATGCACCGCAACACCAGCACCAACATCGTTACATCGCATTTGGTGGTAACGGTAAGTTCCACCGCGCCCGGTGCCGTTAACTTGAGCGATACAACGACGATTGTAAGTGGCACGAACACCGACTAAAAGTAATTGATATTTTAACAGAAATAGTGCTACCATTGGCGAGCGTAGAAATATGCTCGCCCTTTTTAATACAGGAGCACTATAAATGTCGATAACTAACAGCCGGGTGAAAGACGCTGCATACGTCCGTAACATATTCTCAGCAACACCCGAAATAGGCACCAAGTACGAAGACGTACTCAAACCCGAATACTGGTCCCACGTCGCCGCATCCTTCCACCCAACTGATCGCATCGAAGTACTGTCCGAAGACGGCTCCTGGTTCGCCGAACTGTTCGTCGTATCCTGCGGCCGCAACTGGGCGAAAGTTTGCCCGCTGCGTTTCGTTGAACTCAGTGAAAGCGTACCCACGGAAGCGCAGGACAAGTTCAAGGTGGTATGGCGCGGACAGGTACATAAGCACAGCGTGGTGCGGATTGCCGACAATGCGGTGATTAAAACCGAATTTGCTACAGCGGCAGACGCGAAGAAATGGATGGATGACTACGAAGCGAACGTCGTAAAGGCATAACGTGGCATCACAATTGTCGATCTACCAGGACGCACTTGGACACATAGGGGAACGGCTTCTCTCGTCATTGACAGAGAACACCGAACCCCGACGCATCCTTGATCAAATGTGGCCCGGGGCTCGGCAGTATTGCCTGGAACATGCGCATTGGAAGTTTGCGCAACGCACCAGCAAGATTACTTACAGCGGTACGGTTACTCCAGCCTTCGGCTTCACCCGGGCATTCGGGAAGCCTACCGACCTGGTGAAACTGTCCAAGCTGTGCGGGGATGAGTATTTCAGCATCCCCCTGGTGAATGTCGTAGAAGAGAACGGATTCTGGTTTACCAACATAGACGATATCTACGTCAGCTACGTATCAAACGATTCGGCGTACGGGTACGACTATTCCTTGTGGCCGGAAACATTCACCCTTTACGTTAGCCTGTACCTGGCTTCCCGCGTCGCCCCCCGGCTACGTCCCACGCTGGATACTCGCGCTATTTTCCTGCAACTGGACCGCGCACGCGAAGACGCGCAAGCGAAAGACGCCATGCAAGGCCCGACGCAGTTTCTTCCACAAGGGGCATGGGTAACCGCACGAAATAACGGCCGGTCATGGAATCGCGGATCGAGAACAAATCTTTATGGCTGATGATATCGTCCTTGCTTTCAACCGCGGAGTAGTCAGCCCGCTTGCTCTTGCACGGGTGGATATCAAGCGCGTGGCGATGTCCGCGGAAGAGCAATGCAACTGGATGCCCCGCACTCTCGGGCCGATGTCGTTCCGCCCCGGGCTCGGGTACATCGGCAACACGAAAAGCAATGCCGCAGCCCGATACATCCCCTTCGTATTTTCCACCACGGATAAAGCCCTTATCGAACTCACCGATTCGGTAATGCGCGTGTGGGTAGGCGATACCCTAGTCACACGGGCCGCAGTAAGCACGACGGTGTCAAACGGCGACTTTACCAGCAATCTTACCGGATGGACGGACAACGATGAGGTAGGCGCCACTTCCGCCTGGGAAACCGGCGGCTATATGTCGTTGCTCGGTGACGGCACCAACGCGGCGATACGCGACCAAGCGTTGACCGTGGCCATCGGGGATCAGAACGTGGAGCACGCCTTGCGCATCGTTGTAGAGCGCGGGGCCCCGTATTTGAGAATAGGCAGCACATCCGGGGCGGACGACTACCTGAGCGAAACGCAGTTATTGAAAGGCACGCATTCCCTTACTTTCACGCCGACGGGCGGCACGGTTTACGTCCGGTTTTTCAACCGCGAAAGCTACGCCCACCTGGTGAATTCATGCACGATAGAATCGGCCGGCACGATGGAGGTATCGACAGACATAACTGCGGACCTGTTTAATAATATCCGTACCGCGCAATCCGGCGACGTGATATTCATGGCGTGCGGTCTTACTCACCGGCCTATGAGGATCGAAAGGCGATCGACGAATTCCTGGTCCATAGTGGATTATGTCTTCAGCAACGGGCCATTTCGCGCAGCCAACGTCACGCCTATTACTTTGGTATCGAATGGTCTAAAGGGCACAGTCACACTGACTGCATCAAAGTCATTTTTCAAGGCGACGAACACCGGCGGACTCATCAAGATTACTTCCAGTGATCAGGTCGTCTATGCAGTCATAAGCTCGGCGGATACCTACACCAATCCGATACGGGTATCGGGCATCGGAGCGGGACGGGCGATATATCTGAATGCGTCCGGCACCTGGTCGGCAACGCTGACCCTACAGCGGTCGGTAGGCGCCCCCGGTGCTTGGGTAGACGTGAAGGACTACACGACGAACCAAAGCAACCTTTCCATAAATGACGGCTTCGACAACCAGATCATTTACTATCGGGTAGGCATCAAGGCAGGTAACTACACTTCAGGATCCGCTACCCTCAGTCTGTATTTCCCGGCGGGGTCGATCACCGGCATAGCGCGCATCGTAGCATACACCAGCGATACCTCAGTTACCGCAACCGTATTGCAGGATTTCGGATCGAATACCGCGTCCCTGAACTGGTCGGAGGGGTCATGGTCCGGCCGCCGCGGGTTCCCTTCTGCGTTGTGCTTCTTCGGCGGCCGTTTGTGGTGGGCCGGTAAGGATAAAACATGGGGATCGGTCGTCGATGGGTTCGATGATTTCGACGAGGACTACGTAGGCGATGCCGGCCCGATAAACCGGTCCATAGGCTCCGGTCCGGTGGACTCGATCAACTGGCTATTGCCCTTGCAAACGATGACCCTGGGCGCGCAAGGCGCAGAGTTCCTTTGCCGGTCTACTTCCCTGGAAGAACCCCTTACCCCTACTAATTTCAACCTGCGGGAAGCCACGACATTCGGTTCGGGCAACGTGGAAGCGGCGAAGATCGATTCGGGCGGCGTGTTCGTGGACCGCACCGGTTCCCGCTTGCTCGAGGTAGTGACAGACTCCGCCACGTTACAGACGCAGGAACTTACAGTCATAAATCCGGATATCTGCTTGCCCGGCATCGTGCGTATTGGCATCCAGCGGCGCCCGGATACTCGCGTCCATTTGGTGCGATCGGACGGCGTTGTGGTCATACTCATATTCGACCGCGCGGAGGATGTCAAGTGCCTTTGTACAGTGGAAACTGACGGACTGGTAGAAGACTGCGTGGTTCTTCCTGGGGTGCCGGAGGACCAGGTTTATTACGTCGTAAAACGCACGATAAACGGTTCTACTGTCCGGTTCCTCGAGCGGTGGGCGTTGTTGTCGGAATCCGTAGGCGGCACCGTCAACAAGATGGCCGACGCCTTCGTGGTCTACGATGGCGTATCCACTACCACGATTACCGGACTTGACCACCTGGAAGGGGAGATTGTTTGCTGTTGGGCGAACGGCAAGGATCAGAATACTTACATAGTTTCCGGCGGCACGATCACTTTACCGGAAGCCACAACCTACGCGGTCACCGGTTTGGTGTACGAGGGCCGGTTCAACTCGGCAAAACTCGGGGTTTCCGTGTTCGGGCCGAATGCGTTGAATATGTCGAAGCGGATAGCGAGCGTATCTCTTCTCCTGGCGAACACACATTACCAGGGGTTGCAGTATGGGCAGGACGCCGATCACCTGGATGAATTGCCGCAAGTGGAAGATGGAGCCGTGACCGACGCGGACACGATATGGACGAATTACGACCAGCAACCCGTTACGGTGAATGGTTCCTTCCAGTCTCCTGACACTCGGCTTTATCTTAAAGCGACGGCACCACGACCCGCTACCGTGCTTGCTGCGGTTATAGAATTGGATAGGGGACGGTGATAGAGATACGAACAGCAACGCAAAAGGATGCGGAAGCATTTTACGGTAAAAAGCCGCTGAAATCTATGCGCGCGTATGTGGCTGTTTTAGATGGGGAACCGATAGGGATAGGCGGTGTTTTTAGGGAACAGCATATGCACGTGGCGTTTTCGGAAATGAAACCGGAAATGCGCAAGTTTCCGAAAGATATAGTGCGCGGATACTACAAGATATTTGAAATAATACAGCAGTATAATATTGTTTACGCTATTGCCAACAAACAAGAGAATAACGCAAGGAAACTTATTACGCGATTGGGTTTCCGGCTAGTTGAAATAAATAGCGAAGGGGAGGAGGTTTACGTATGGCACAACTAGCCGCACCGGTAGCGATAGGGGGTTCCCTTCTAAGTGCGTTCGGATCGCTTACCGAAGGCAAGCAACAATACGCAGCCACCAAATACCAGGCGGCCCAGCTTCAGCAAAACGCCGGACAGATCGAAGCCGCAGGGCAGCGGAACGCCGCCAACCAGCTACGCCAATCCGAACTGCTCCAATCCCGCGCGCTGGCCGTAGCCGGGGCAAGCGGCGCCGGTGCGGTCGATCCCACAGTCCTGCGAATCATAGCGGGCATAGCCGGGGAAGGACAACTCGCGGCCAGCACCGCGCAATACAACGCCAGCGAACAGGCGCGCGGCATGCGCAACCAGGCAGCCGCCACGCTGTTCGAGGGCAAGCAAGCCAAGAGCGCGAGCAAGGTAAAGGCTCTCAGCACCATACTAAGCGGAGCCGGGAACGCCGCCATGGCCGGGTCCCGGTTCAATAACGGTGGATGGTTCGGCATGGGCAACGCGGCCGGATACGGCGGCTACACGATGGCGGCTGAATAATGCCAATACTACCTGATCCCACAGCAATAAATCGCCTATCCGCGAACCCGAATACCAACGTTGCGAGCTACCGCCCGGGGCAGACCGGCGCCGCGCTGGAACACCTGGGCGGAGTGATCGCCACACAGGGCAATAACCTGCAATACGTGGTCGCCCGGCAACAGGACCACCTGGACAAGTTGAAGGTTCAGGACGCCATGAATAAGCTCGAAATGCACCTGCAAGATGCCGCCATCGGGGAGAACGGTTATAAGCGGGTACAGGGCGGCGACGTGCTGAACCCGGAATACCAGAAGCGATACCTGTCCCAGTTCGATACAGCGGCCAGCGGCTTGACTACGAACCTCACCCCGCAACAGAAAATGATGTTCGACCAGCATGCCAAGCAACAGAAGCTGCAGTTCCAGGCCGGGATCATGCAGCACGCCATGGGGCAGACTGCGGTATACGAGGAGCAGGTCTATAAAGACACACTGGCGAGCGCACAGAATGCGGCCGCAGCCAACTGGAACGATCCGAAAGCGGTAGAAACGGCACTGGTGCGTGCGAACGTCAACCTGGCCGACCGGCTCGATCGGCTGGGCTTGAAAGATAAGACAACCCGCGAAGTACACCTGAAGGAAACCGAAGGCAGCGTGCATTCGGCCGTGATACTCGCGGCGTTGAATGCAGACAATGCGGGATACGCCAAGTCCTATTTCGAAGAGAACAAAGGGAACATGACACCGCAGCAACAGAAGACGATAGAAGGGCAAATCAAGCCGGCTACAGACTTCGCGCGCGGGCGGGATATCGGACTGGAAGCGTTCAGGATGCTGCAATCCGGCAAGAGCGGAACGGAAGTAGAAGCCTACATTGCAAAGAACGCGGAGACGCCGGGCATATACCAGCAATCCCAATCCATACTCGGCCAGTTCCAGCAAGCCGCGAAGGTGGACGATGCCAACGCCAAGGGAAACATAATCGAAAAGTTCTCCCTGGCAGGGGCGAACAACGCCGCGATGAACAAGATACTGAACAGCCCGGAGTACCGCGCGCTGACACCGGAGCAACGCGGACCATTAGTGGAATACATGCGCGGGCAAGCACGATCTACCAGTGAATTTTTCCGGGTACAGAACGACCGCGCGCAAGCGAAGAAGGCAGACGATCCCAAGGTGTTCGCGGCTTTCATGGATACGCTGGATTCGCCGGAATTCACCAGCATGACCCGTCAACAGCTTTACGCTCTATCACCCACCATCGGGGCGCCCCTAGTCAAGCAGCTACTTGCCGAACAGAAAAGCCGGATCGCGGGCGTGGCTTCCGCCAAGATTGACCCGGACCTGATCAACGCATCGATACCAGCAAGCGCGCAAGGCAACAAGGAGAAAACGCAAGCCTATAAAGGCATGGTGGAATCCCGCTTCCAGGAATGGAAGGAGACGAACAAGGCAGCCCCGAACCTCGAGCAACAAAAGGAAATTCTGCGCAGCGCGAGCGAAGTTTATATCGAAGCCGGGCGGTTCTTCGGGACCAACGAGCGGGAAGCCTACGCACTGACGCCGGGGCGCGCGTCTTACCCTGCGGCGTTTGCTGGACGGGCTGCGGCGGTTGTCGGAAACGATCCGGCGAGATTGGCCGACGCCTGGGGATTCGTAAGCGGACTGCAGCAACTTGCCCGGATCAAGAAAATGAAGGTCATACCCACCGAAGCGGAAGCCTTGGCAGAGTACGTCAGAAGCCAACCTAAAGATGAACCGAGCAAATCGAGTAGCGTATCTTCACTGAATGTCGGGATGGGCGGATTCAAGTTTGAGTTAAATCCGCCTTCAGAAGCCACTAAAGCATACCATGCCGCCCGCGGAAAAAACACGTCAGAAGAGAAGCCGACTCCGTCAAGCGAAAGAGTAAATCAAATACCACAATAAGGATAGACTTTGGCCTACAACTTCGAAGCGGCATTAAGCAATATCGAGAAACAACGCAACGGACAACCCCCCGAACCCACGCCGCCAGTAACCGCGCCCAACAGCGATGCGCTGGATACGCTCGGCATGAGCTTGCAAAGGGCGGCCACGGCCAACCCGCAGGACGAAGCGAAACGCCGCAAGCTGGCCGGACAGTTGGGCATGCCGCAAGCCATACTCCCGCCGACCGCTGACGCCGAATCGCAAGCCTTCCTGAAGAACACCAAAGCGCAAGAGATCATGGCGAAGTACCCGGCACTCGCCCGCTGGGCGCAGAACGGGGACAACGCAGCGGTAGCCGGTAAGGACTTGCCCGCGCTCGGGGAGATCGAGTCGACCGCCAAGGGATTGCCGCAAATTGCCCAGTTCGGCAAGAACCTGGCCGGTTCCGCCGCCGCCGCTTTCCCATCCGCAAATGCGGCTATCTGGTCTTTCGTACAGGCTGCAGGATCGATTCTTTCCACGAACGTTACCAAACCCCTGTCCGAGACAATCGGCTTGCCTGACGTGGGCGAGATGCTGCGCACGACGGCTTTAGACATGAGACAAAGGGCTACGGGTATCGCCCGCGATCTCGCGCCCAACACTTCCCAAATGGGGACCGTTGAACGGGGGATAAACAGCGGCGTTCAATCGGCCGCTACTTCCTTGATGATGCTCCCGCTATCGGTGGCCACGGGCTCGCCGGCGCCGATGCTCGCTGGACTCTCAGCCATTACCGCCGGTCAATCGCTGGGCGAAGCCACGGACAAGGGGCTACCGCTGAATGAAGCCCTGATCCACGCTACCAAGCAGGGGATTATCGAATACGCTACCGAACTTTTCCCGGTCGGGAACCTGCTCAAGAATCTGACGATGAAGACCGGTCTATTGAAGACGGCCACGCAGTTCATGATCCGGGAAGGTATCGGGGAACAGGCAGCAACCGTGCTGCAGGACTTGGACAAGTGGGCAACGCTGAACCCCGACAAACCGTTCAGCGAGTACCTGGCCGAACGTCCCGAAGCCGCACTGGAAACCCTGATCGCTACGGCGGTCGGCGGTTCGATACAAGTGGGCGGGGCGAAGGCGGTAGCCAAAGGAATCGAAACCCTGCAACGCTCTACCATGGTGGACTTGGGCCGTGCGCAGCGCGCGGAAGAGAATCATAATGTGCTTCGGGGACTCGGTGAACTTGCGGGCAAACATCCGCTGCGCGAGCGCGACCCGCAAGCCTTCCACGATTTCATGTCTACTATGACCGAAGACGGCAACCTATCCGATGTCTATGTCGACGGCAAGGTATTGGGCGAAGTGCTGAACCAATCCGGGGTTAACGCGCAAGAACTGGCGAAGAAGATGCCAGAGGTAGCGCAACAACTCGGGGAAGCGCAGAAGACGAACGGCGAAGTGCGGATATCGTTGGCGGACTACGCTACGTATGTCGCGGGCACCGATGTCGAGAAGGGGATCATTGATCACTTGCGCGCGAGCCCGGACGGCATGACCTACACCGAAGCCCAGCAGTTCTACCAAGGACAGAAAGAAGAGTTAAGCAAGCAAGCCGAAAAGATCATGGCGGACGCCAACACGCCGGACACCTACAAGGCCGACGTGCAAGCGGTGCATGATAAGATACTCGACCAAATGAACAAGGCCGGACGGTTCACACCTGAAGTGAACGCCGCTTACGCTGTGCCGTTCCGCGAGTTCTACGCCGTCCAGGCGGCGAAGCTCGGCATAACGCCTTCCGAACTGTATGAGCGGCTACCCCTGAACTTTGCGCCGATGAATACCGGGAATATTTTGAATCAGCGAGACACGTTCGATTTCTCGCCCGGAATCAAGGATACGAAAGTAGGGGACAGCACCTTATCCTATGGAACGGAAGACGGCGCGCTAAAGATTTACTCAGTACGAACCCCGCAAGCCAAACGGGGCAAGGGCAGCGCGCGGGCAGCAATGGAACAATTCCTACAGCAAGCCGACCGCCAAGGCAAAGTAGTTACCCTTGACGCGTCCGCACTGGACAAGAAAACCAGCACCGGCCAACTGGTGAAGTTTTACGAATCGCTAGGATTTGTACAAACAGGCAGGAAGATAAATGCACTCGGGGAACCGGAAATGCGCCGGGAACCGCAAGTATTCAACCAGTCCGGCATCAACCCCACGGAGCAAGCGGTACAGCGGTGGAAGGAGTCGGTGTCGAAGGTATCAACCGGACGCCTGGATTACGTGCCGGTAATGAGTACGCCCGCCGTGCTGCGGGAGATGGGCACCAAGGTAAATTCGCTGGAACTACCGACACGGGCACTTCTTAAGATCCATGAAAAGCACCCTGAAGTCCCGATGTCGGTGTTCGAGAATCTGCCCGCGCTATTGTCGGACCCGCTGTTTGTTCTCCCGCACCGGGAAGGCGGCGTTACCGTGGTCGTAGACGCACTCACGGATAAGGGCGCACGGATCGCTGTAGGCGTCCGAGACGGGAAGGTACGTACTATCACCCCCATCGATGATACGAGCGGGCAGCGGTTGTCGGATTGGTTGGAATCTGCGATCGGTCGCCGCGGGGTAAAGGTGTACGCCAGAAATAAAGAAGCCCTCACGAACGCAAGGGCTTCCGGGACTACAGGGGCGGCTCCGGCAACGATTGCCATGCACCGTGATCCTCTTACTACCGAGGCGGCTCCGGGGCTAATTCCCATGCACCGTGATCCCCGTGGTCTCATGGCACCGGCAGGTAAACCCACCGCACGGCGTTCGCCCACGATTGCGGCAACTATACTCACACGCGAGGGGCTTGTCAAGAAGTATGGCGATGAGTTCTACCAGAACAACCGCGCCGGGTACAACCCCGACACGTTCACCATATCTTTACTGAAAGGCGCGGACCTATCATCTACTTTGCACGAGGGCGGACACTTCTACCTTGAAGCCCTGGCAGAGTTGGCCGGACGCCCAGACGCCCCGCAACAGATAAAGGATGACTTCCGCAAAACTCTGGATTGGTTCGAAGTCACAGAGGAATCATGGCGCGGTTTCAACCTCGACCAGAAACGCCCCTATCACGAGCAATGGGCGCAATCCTTCGAACGGTACATGCTGGAAGGCAAAGCCCCCACTACCGAAATGCAACCCGTGTTCGCGCGCTTCCGTGCGTGGATGCTGAACGTTTACAAATCGTTAGAGAGTTTTCTTAAACAGAATCCTCTAGCCGGAAAACTGAACGACGAAGTGCGGGGTATCTTCGACCGGCTCATCGCTTCCGAAGAATCGATCCGGGCAACGGAAGCGGTTCGCGGTTACGCCCCACTGTTCCCCAACGCCGAAGCCGCCAAGATAACCCCGAAGCAGTTCCAGGAATATATCGACCTGGGCGAAGCGGCCACGGAACGGGCCATCGATGACCTATCCGCGCGCAGCTTGCGCGACATGAAATGGTTGAGCAATGCAAAGGAACGCGCAATCAAGGAATTGCAGAAGGAAGCTAAGGCAAAACGTAAAGCGGTCCAGGATCAGGTAACGACAGAGGTAATGTCCGAACCGGTGAACCAGGCCCGCACCTTCCTGAAGACAGGTGAGATGACGGATCCGGCAACCGGGGATCAGATCAAGGCGGAAGCCGGGTTTAAGCTCGATTCCACGGCCGTAGCCGCGTTATTCCCGAAAGGCGGTACCGTAACCCTCGACATGGCGAAGCTCCGCGGCATGACATCAGAAGACGGCCTATCCCCTGAACTCGCAGCCCAAATGTTCGGGTTCCCCAGCGGGGAAGCCCTGATCCTCGAACTGGCGAACGGCGAGTCGGCCAAGGAGAAGATCGAAGGTATCACCGACCAGCGCATGTTGGAGCAATACGGTGAACTGTCCAGTGAAGAGGATATCGAACGGGCAGCCGAAGCAGCTATCCACAACGAAGCCCGCGCGCGCTTCCTGGCTACGGGGCTCGCCATACTGGCGAAGTCTCCCATTCCGGCCAACCAATTGAACAAGGCCGCGAAGCAAGCCGCCGAAGCGACGATCGCATCTCGCAAGGTGCGCGACCTGCGGCCCGCGCAGTACGAGCGCGCGGAGACGAAGGCCAACAAGGAAGCTATTCAACTCGCACCGAAAGACCCGCAAGGCGCGATCGCTGCGCAGCGGGCGGCACTCCTGAACAACCGGCTTGCCAAGGCGTCAGCGGAAGCCGTGAAGGAGGTAGAAAAGATACTGCGGTACGTTGGCAAGTTCCAGACGGAAGGCACACGTAAAGCCCTTGACCTTGAATACCTGGAACAGATCGATGACCTCCTGCGGCCGTTCGATTTCCGCAAAGGGCAAACCCTTAAGCAGATCGACAAGCGGCAAAGCCTGGCCGACTGGATAGACCAACAGGAAGCCTTGGGCTTCGAACCGGCGATAGATGCCGCGCTTATGGACGCGGCGAAGCTGAAGTCGTACAAGAACATGACCGTGGAAGAACTCCGGGGTTTGGTGGACTCCATCAAGCAGATCGAGCACCTTGGACGGCTGAAGAACAAACTCCTGAAGGCGAAGGACGAGCGCGAGTTCAACGCCATCGTAGCCGAAGGTATCGACGCGATAGAGAAGAACGCAAACCGTACAGTGGAAGAACGCGCCACGCCGACCGATACCATCGGTATAGCAAGCAAATGGTGGCGGCAAATGACAGCCGACCACCGGAAGTTCGCCAGCATCATGCGGGAGATGGACGGGGGTAAGGACAACGGGTTCATGTTCAATCATTTCCTGATGGGAATGAACCAATCCGGGGACAGCGAAACGCAAATGAAGGCCGACGCCACCGACAAGCTGGCCGCGCTTTTCAAGAAGATAAAGAAAGACCCGATACCCGGGAACATCTACGCCAAGAAGCGGGTGGTGCCCGGCACCAACCTATCCATGTCCCACGAACAGCGGATCATGTTCGCAATGAACTGGGGGAATGAGGGGAATCGCCAACGGCTATTGGACGGCGGGATTACCGGTACCCGTGCCATCTCCTTGCCGGACGCCGAACGGGTACTCGACACGTTGACGCAAGAGGAATGGGATTTCGTTCAAGGTGTGTGGGACATGATCGCCGAATACAAGCCGCAGGTAGCGGCCCTAGAGCGACGGCTTACCGGCATCGAACCCCAGTGGATTGACCCGGCACCGGTGCAGACAAAGTACGGCACGTATCGCGGGGGTTACTTCCCGGTGAAGTACGATACCGAACTATCCTCCCGTTCCGAGTCCCTGGAAGCGGCAACCGATCTTCGCTTGGGTATGAAAGGCGCATTCAACTCCGCGGCGACTCGTTCGGGGTTCACCAAGGCCCGGGCCGACTCTGTAGTGAATCGTCCCATCCTGTTGAGCTACAACGCCATAAGCCAGCACGTGAGCGAGGTAACGCATCGGCTCGCCTGGCAGGAATGGCTGGTCGACTCAAACCGTTTGCTGAAGGCATTGGACAACCCCATACGCGCGCACTACGGGGCCGAGATACTGCGCACCTTGCGCGATACCGTGGTCGACATAGCAGCGGGCGATGCCCCGGCGAAGAACGGCACGGAAGCCGCCATAAACCGTTTGCGTGTGGGTTCTACCGTGGTGGGCATGGGTTGGCGGGTAACTACCGCACTGCTTCAGCCGTCCGGGCTTGCGCAAAGCTGGGCTCGGGTTGGCGGTAAGTACATCGCGCGCGGAGTATACCAGTTTACGAAATCGCCGCTCACCAGTTCGGCGTTCGTGAACAGCAAGTCGAAGATGATGGTAGACCGCGGTAAGACCATGCAGCGGGAAATCAACGAAGTGCTGAACACTGTGCGCGCCGGCGAGAAGGTGTCCGCGTTCAAGGCTAGTTACTTCGCCCTTATCGGCAAGATGCAACGCATGGTGGATATCCCGACATGGCTAGGCGCCTATGAGAAAGCCGCCGAACAGTTGAACCTTCAGAATGCAGCGGACGCCAAGGAGCGGGCCGCAATCGAGGAACAGGCGGCCGCGCTTGCCGATCAAGCGGTACTGGATTCACAGTCCGGCGGCCAGTTGAAGGATCTCGCCAAGGTTCAGCGCGGCAGCCCCCTGCAGAAGATATTCACGAATTTCTATTCTTACTTTTCCGCCACGTATAACCTGAACGTGGAAGCGGTTCGCCGGACGAACTTCAAGTCGCCGTCTCAAGTAGCGATGCTGGCTACCGATCTGGTACTGTTGAACTCGGTACCGGTGTTGTTTTCGGTTGCCCTGAAGGAGTTGCTGAAGGGCGAATGCGGGGATGATCTGGAATGCCTGGGCAAGAAGTTGAGGCATGAGCAACTGAACTTCATGCTGGGACAAATGATACTGTTACGTGAAGCCGGCGTGGCGATCGATACCGCGGCCGGGGGGCAGGGGTTCGGGTATCAGGGTCCGGCGGGACTGCGGTTCTTCAGCGACTTGTATAAACTGGGCCAGCAAACGAACCAAGGGGACGCTGACATCGCGTTTTTCAAGGCGGCGAACCAAGTGGCAGGGGCGTTGCTGCACTATCCCGCCGGACAGATAAATTCTACCATGGAAGGCATTATCGCCATAGAAGAGGGTAGGGTAGAAGGGATGGGAATATTGCCCGCACTGATATCGGGTCCTCCGAAAAAGTAACTGATAAAGTAATTGATATTTTACGTTAAGTACCATATAGTTCCTGAAATTGTAGGGGCTATATGGCGACTGTTCAAGACCGAATAAATGGACTCATCGGGGAACTGGGGATCAAAGCCCCGGTTCTTGTTGCTACCACCGCAGCTATCACCCTATCCGGTACTCAAACCATAGACGGCGTAGCCGTTGCGGAAGAGGACAGGGTACTCGTCAAGAACCAATCCGACACAACCACCAACGGTATTTACTACTGCCAGGCTTCGACCTGGGTACGGGCACCCGACTTCGACGGTGTGCGGGATTGCATCCAAGGTACTCTCATATTCGTGGTTTCCGGTACCACGAACGGCGGAACGTTATGGAAGCTCACGACCACCGATCCGGTAATAGGTACTTCAAATCTGACGTTCTCGGTTGCTGCCAGCCTTACCCCTTCCGCCTTCATTCAAACCCTGCTAGACGACGCCACAGCCGCCGCCGCCCGAACCACTCTCGGCGCGGCGGCTTTGGCCGGTTTGTCCACCCAGGATTTCGCAGCCAAGAACCTAACGGCGTCAGGCACCTTGGGCGCCACGGGAAACACTACGCTAGGCGGCACACTGGGCGTAACTGGAAATACCACTTTAAGCGGAACGCTGGGCGTAACGGGTTTGCTGACGCCGGGACAACTCACCGGGATAAAAGGTACTACCACCAACAACGACGCGAACGCCGGATCGGTAGGCGAATACGTCTCTGTCTTCGTACCCGCAGTATCGGCGGTGTCCCTTACAAGCGGTGTCTCTGCCAACATGGGCACCTTGTCTTTGTCCGCCGGCGATTGGGATACCTTCGGACTTATAAATTTTAGGTTCGGCGCATCTACCAGTGTGTCTTCCCTGTTCGGGGGTACCAGTCTGACAAGTGCTACTCCCGATGCGTACCAATTCTCACACCGTTGTACCGCCTTCGTTCCGGGGGCTGTGGACATGGGGTACGCCATACCTTACCGGAGGTATTCCCTGGCATCAACTACGACGGTATATGGTGTGGCTACAGCCGGGTTCACCGTGAGTACGGTAGCGGCCTGGGGTTTCTTGATCGCAAGAAGGGTACGGTAATGGACGCGATAGACCTACGGGAGTACTTCCCGGATAGCAGTACGGTAACATTTAACAAATCTACGGGCGTGGTGAGTTCCCAATATACATTTACAAAAGCCCCTTCCGGTTTTCTCTCCTTGTACTCTGGCTATCTAAATTTGAATAAGCCCGGGTATCACTACACCTGGCAGAAAACGTACTGGAAGAACGGGGCGTGGTGTATCGCCACTTACGCTGTGCTGTTCATGGGGGACGACAAGAGTGTTACCGAAGTAGGGGACTGGCTTTCGAATACGGGGTGTACACCCAACGTTGCTTTGGGCTATCGGACTGCAACAGGGGCTAACACGGGATTGCTATGGGCGGGTCCAGGCGGGCTTTCTGATACCGCGGTTATTAATGAGGTATCGGTATGGCGACAAAACTACCCCGCAGCAGCCTTTGCAGATTCGGGCGTAAAAGCATATAGCAAGACCGGACTCCTGGAAGTCCTACCGGAATTTACTCCTGAATACGGGCGCGATCTTTGCGGGAACTGGTCATTGGGTGGCAGCAAGACGTATTCGGACGTGGCGCATATCGTAATGTACCACGGTGTTAAAACGCCGAATGTACCGGCTGTTCGGTGTGTTGGTCCGGTATCCGCCAGCGGTGCGTATTACCAGTCATTCAAGGACTACAGTTCGTACGCTATCGAACTCTGGATCGCCAAGGGTATCGGCGTGATCCAGGAAAATACTCCATTTATAGAAGATGCAACGTACTGGGGATTACCCAATTGTACCGGGGATATTTTTACGAACCCCGGTTCCTGGAAAACTTACATAGATCAGGCATGGTGATGAGATACGCATATCGGGATAGCGAAGGGAAATTGCTACGTTTCGGAGAATGCGCTGAGTTGCCGGAAGGCTCCGGAGAACTCACCGACGAACAGTTCGATGGACTCCTGGCCGATTACAGCAAGTTCACGGATCCCGACCCGGTAGCCACAGCACGCCGTCGGATAGATGACGCATACCAAGGCGAACTTGACGCCGCGGTGGCGGGGTACCCGGAATGGGAGCGCGAGTCATGGCTTCGCCAAGAATCCGAAGCCCGCTCCGTGCTCATGTCCCGCCCCTGGATTACCGCGGCCGCCGAAGCGCGCGGCGTGAGCACGGGCGACCTGATCGACAAGATTAAAGAGAAAGCCGACGCCTTCACCCTCCTGCACGGCACTGCCACGGGGAAGCGGCAACGGCTTCAGGACGAGATCACCGCATTGGGTAGCAACCCTACCCCCGAACAACTGAACGCAATCGATTGGTGATCTTATGGATTTAGTAGATGTATCGGCCAGCCACTACGCGGACGCTAATAAGGTGAACGCGAATTTCGCAACAATGGCGGCAGCAATCGCAGCTATACCAACGTCAACCGGGAGTGGCGGCTCGGTCCCCGGATTCCTGAACGTGAAAGACTACGGAGCGTTGGGCGACGGCACGACCGAC